TTCACATGACAAATAGACACGCGGAGAAACTTGGCGGCCTAAATGGCCCGCTGTTCTCTAGTGACTATGTCTACCGGCTCTGGCTCGCGTACCACAAGCAGCTCCACGCGCGGATACTTCCGGGCGAGGAACCGGATCACGACCACAGTGCTCCGCGCGGCCGGAGGAAGTCGTCATGAGCCAGGTCCACGCATTCCTAGTTGCCGTTACCGTGCCTGACCACTGGGACATCGAGCGCTCGCGGCGTGAGCTGGCTACCAGTATTGGATTCGGCCGGCCAGAGATACTGCCGCTACCGGCCTACTCGCGGACTCTCACCGATCAGGAACGGCCTTTGCTGGAGGCTATCGCCCGGAACTGGGGCATGTCGGTGCCCACCGGCGAGGCTCTAGAACGGACGGAGAGCGATCCGGCCTCCGGACGTACGTCCGGAGGCTAGTTAGGCCGTTACGGGCTGGCTGATGCCCGTGCAGAGACAGTCTCGGCTGCCGTCGCGGAGCCGGAAGGCCCGGAGAGCCCTGGAACGGCCTCCGGGCCTGTTGTTTGGGCAGACGAAAGGCCGTCCGCTCCGTTGCACCAAAGCAGACGGCCTTTGCCTGTCGGATGGAACCGTCTCACCACCTTTCGCGGCTAGCGTACGCCTGGACCGGGCTCCGGGACTAGCGGGTCATGGGGAGCCTGTCGGCTGATCATCTGGTCATATACTGCGGAGCTGGCCGGCTTGACCCAGACTCCGTGGAATGGGAACCGGTAGTGGCAATGCCAGCCGTATGGCTTCTTGGCGGAGAAACCGGATATCAGGACGGAGCCCGGAGCCATGGCGTCGTGGACGGCCTGTTCCCAGGCCCATTCCTCGTCATCTTCCTTCAGAGGCCGCGCGAGGTAGACAATGTTGAATGCCTTCCAGTCCGGGAATGGCGGCTCACGGAGGTCGCGCTGCTCTGTCTCGATTCCGAATAGCTGCCGGGCTCGCTCGATGTATTCCTTGTTTATCTCATAGCCTGTGACCTGCATACCGTATTTCTTCTGGGCCCAGTAGAGCTTTGTGCCGATTCCGCTACCGGCCTCCACGAGCGTGATAGGGCTGAAGCGCTTCCGGAATACGTTGTAATCGAGTACGATGTGGTATGCGACGTTTAGCATACGGTCGTATTCGACTATGTCTAGTGGGCTCCAGCGCCACAGCTCTGGATCTGGAGTCTTTCCCATTTCCTTGCGGAGCTGGTCCATCTCTAGATCCCAGAGCTGCTGTAGGTTGTAGGTCATGGGCTGCTGACGTCGCCTTCCACCGTGACGTCACCGACAGTGACGTTAACGGTAGAGCCGGAGTTATCGACGTATGAGACTGAGCCCTGATTCCGGATGTCGTCGGCCACCCGTGTTGCGTCGGCTAGATTGTCGAATGCGTGAAGGGTAAGGACTACGCGTGGCATGATGCCTCCTGTTAGCTGATATGGATGGTCTGCTCGTCATCCTCATCGGCCGTTGTGGCGACCGGAGGCGCGGATGGGCGAGGCCATTGGCCGAAATCGGAATACCAGGCCTCATCCCAGTCGATTTTGCCGCCGCAGAGAGTCACCTCATTCTGGACCTGCCGGAGCTGGGCGCGAGTGTCCCAGCTACCACCGCTCCAGGCATACGTCTGCCATCCCCAGGTCATACGGCCTGCGTCGAATTGCCGTGAGATAAACGGCTTTCCTCCGTAGCCTCCGGTGCGGCCTTTGCCGACAATGGACTTTGCGCCGTCCATGTATGCGTCGACATTTACCCAGTCGCCGGAGGCCGGATCAAAGTCGCAGCTGAAATAGATGGGTATTCCGGCGAGCCCTAGGCCACGCACGAATGCGTCTGCGTCTTCTGCGTCCGTCTGACCTCCGGGATAGCCGCGCAGCATCTGCGTCTTGCCTTCCTGCCAGACTATCGCGACGGAGAGCATATTGCGGAGCGCGGAATCCAGCTCGCTCTGCGTCAGGTTCTTGGATGGGTCGCGCGAGCCGTACCGGACGATAAAGGTTGCCCCCTGGCCGCGCATACAGCCCTGATCTGGTGGATCCCAGGAGCAGTCATAGCCGATAGCGACGATAGGCATGGCTGCCTACTTTTTGCCGAAGAACAGGATGATTTCCGTCTGCGTCGTATCTAGGCGATCGATACGCACCACGTCAAACTCGAATGCCTTCGGTGGGTCGCCATCCTTGGGCGTATAGGTGACCGCGTTGTGGCCGGCGTCAACGTAGACATTGGCGTTCCGCCAGACGTTGTTGCCCTTGTGGAATGCGGCGCGGACAGAGAAGTTACCGCAGCCGCTGGCGTCACCGCCAATTTCGAGACGGTTGTGCCAGCCGCCCAGCTTGAACTGGATTGGTACGGCAGCCTCGTAATCGGTGCTGTTGGGAATCTGCTTCCGGGCTGGTACGTGGAGATATGGCATTTCGTCCTCATCTTCTGCTGGTAGCGGTTCTGTTTCCGGTACTGACGGTGCGCCGCCTCCGGCGATTTCCCTGGCCCATTGGAGCACGACATCTAGCGGGTAGCCGTTCCCTGGGTCAGAATGGCCGCAGCCTCCGGAGCCGAGACGCATGTGGTATGTTACGCCGCGAGCCGTCCGGGAATTGCTACTGGTAAGCTCCGTTAGCGGAATCCCAGTTATCATGGATTCTTCCGCGAGCCACGCAGCGGCATTCCGGCAGAGCGATTCCTTTGCGCCTAGCCAGTAGTCGCGAGTCCACGCGGCGTAGCCACATTGTTCCGCTGAGATAGCGCGATAGTTCTGGTCGCATTGCGTCCAGGCCCCATTAGAGCGCGAGACGCCTTCACAGATATGGCCTGGGTGGAAGCCGTCGATTGCGACGTTGCTGCTCGCGCCGACATTCCCCTGGAAATACTTGATGCAGTCGTACATTCCATTGGGAGACTCGCCCCAGCCTTCCGTGGTATGGAGCACCAGAATGTCTTGCTGATTCCCGTAGCTGTAATTACTGGTGCCGTACCAGTGGCGGACAAGGCTCATCGTTTGCCTCCGTAATAGTCGCCATCGGTGCGCCAGCCGCGAGGCCGATGCGGGTGTGCGGCATCATCCGGCCAGAGCCAGGGCTCGCCTCGCGAATCCTCCGGAGGTGGGTCGCGGCGCGGCTCCGGCTCTACGCGCTGGATCCTGCCCGCACGCTCGTCATCTATGGTGTAGGTGCCTCCGTTCCGGACTAGCCGTTTCAGGCCGAACAGCCTCCGGAAGAAATCCACGATGTCATCTATCAAGACCGTCTCACCTTCCTCCATTATGATTTCCGCTCCCATTACCGTTCTTGGTGGCTATCCATACTAGGATAGCGATTCCGGCGATGGCCATCCATGTGCCGGTATCGATAAGTAGCTGATGCGCCGTTACCTCGCGGACTCCGGCGAGGATAAACGTAATCCCAAAGTTTATCAGGGAGAGCGCGAATACCACGTACCAGAATTTTCTCATATAACGCCACCGCGCTCCCAGGTAGCGCCGGTGCAGACGAGAGTAGGCGCGTTGGTAACGGACGCCCAGCTTGCCTGCATAACGGCATTCGTCGCGGCCATGTTTGTTCCGGATGCTACCTGCGAGTCCATAGCTATTACCCGGAATGGCGCGTTCGCGACTGTCTGGCTTATTGACATCTTGCCGAAGAATGAGGCCGCTCCGTTAGCACCGGCGACTATAAGCGTGCCTTCAAATTCCCAGTGGAATCCTGCACCCGCAGGAATGTTACCGGAGTCGGAGCTAGTGCCCCAGTTATTGCCGAATGCGAATAGCTGGAAGTTGAGGTTAACGGCCGTTGTGGCTGCCTGCGTTCCGTGGCCGCCTGCCTTTAGCCGGTACCAGGTAGCCGTCTTTGCGTCGTTAGCCGGTATCGGGAATGCCGCGTGCATGGCGTTCATAGAAGTGGTGTTGTTCGTGTTACCACCCTGAACGGCCTGCTGGTATGGAAGGTAAGTCCAGACGTTGTTCTGGAACGCGAGCGCGTAGCCGGTATCCGTCTCAATTCCCAGAACAGGATTCGCCGGAGTAGGCCGTGCCGTCGATAGCATGCTGATAACGGATCGGCCAGCGTACTGCCTTTGGTCTATAAGGCCGGTTATCGCTCCGGCGCTCGTGGAAGTCCAGTAGCTGATCGGGACGTCATAGAGCCCGGTGGGCGTCTGCTGGAGCGGTGGGAGGGTAGGCGAGCCGGAGGGTGTACCTGTAATCACCGTTGGGATGACTACGTTCGGAGAGGAAGTCGCGCCACGGTTGAGCCGGAGTACCAGACGGTCCAACCGGTTCTGTGCCGACGCAGCGGGAATGGCCGTTGACACGCTCGCGTCACAGCGCCATAGCTGGCCTTTGATAATTCCCTGGCCTGCGCCGATGACAGCATTCCGGCCTGGAGTATCGAGCGACGGTGTGAAGCTACCGGAGCCGTCTACTCCATCCCAGATACCGGCCGAACTCATAAAGCTCTCCCAGTCGGCCGTTGTCGACAGCTGGGTGAATGCGCTTGGGCGTGCGTCGTATGTAGCCATTATTTGCTCGCCAGCTTTCTCTCTAGCGTCTTGATTCTCTGCGTTAGCTGCCCGATAGCCGATTGGTCGGTCGCGGTCGCATTAGAAGAATTGCCTATTGTCGGGACAACGGAGTACATCGGAGTCTGGGATGGATCGGCCGTTAGTGCTACCGAGGAAACGACATCAGAATAGACTGCTCCGGGACGGACTTCCAGGCTAACGATATCACCGAGGTAATAGTCACGGCCGAAACTCAGGAATGGTGTATCGGTAACGGTGGCGCTCATATTTGGTCCCTGCGCTCCCGTAAGCAGAGCGGTCTGGGCGGCCGTCGCGAGATTGTTAGCGTCCGTTTCCGTGGAATCATCTATGAACTGCTCTACTACATTCCAGTTAGTGCGGCCGGAGGCCACTCGCGAGACAAAGGTGCTGCCCCATACGAGCGCATCGGTGCAGGTTGGGTCGGTAATGTAAAACTGGATAGCCGTTAGGTTCCCTAGGTCGCGAGAGAACCAGGCGAGCCCGGCAAGGTTCCTGGGAACATAGCAGTCGAATGAGAGCCTGTGGGTATTAGCATTCCGGGTAATCCGGACTCCCATCTGCGTATTCGACTGAGCGATAATCGCCCGGATAACGTCCATGAGGTTTAGGCTAGGGCCACCGGAAATGTATTTGACGGTATAAGAGACATTTGGGCCTCGTGTTAGGTCCGTCGCTACGTCCATCATCGTTAGCTGCCGCGAGGCGAGCGCGAAGAAACCGACATTGTTATTGATGTAGTGCTTGATAGCCGTTTCGGTTGATACAGCCGAGACGGCATCGGTAGCTCCGGCCGTCTGCGAGCCCCAGGCTACGCCAGGGTTAGCATAGCAGATGCGGTTGGCTATCAGTCCTAGGTAGTCCGCGCCGGAGAGCGAGATAAAAGGCCCAGAGCTGCTGCCTGCACCTCCGGTAGAGCCCGGTAGCGAATCCTGATACCCAGGCTGTTCGCACTTGCCTCCGAAACTGAATAGGCCGCGCCAGTTAACGTTCACAAGGAAGTCCGGATTGGCCTGGGTAAAGTTCCAGAGCCAGTCGGTGTACGGGACGATCATAGACCAGGAGCCAACCTGATTGTAGTAGAGCGTAGCCGAGAGCGTAGCGAACTGAATTACTCCCTGTGATACAAGGTTCTTATCCAGGATCTCAACCCATACCTGATCCTGCGATCCGGCCGGAGGAACGGTCAGCGAAATGGTGTCTAGTATCGTGCCAGTACCGGCTCCGTAGCGCGAGACGGAGAGGCCGTCGATGATATATGTGGTCGCCATTATGCCCGGATCCACCTATTCTGCCAGGATAGCTGAACCTGCGTCGCAGCGGTAGCTCCGGCCATCGAGATGGTAATATTGTTGTTCCCTGGCACGAACGGCCATAGCTGCCGGAGCGAGGAATATACAAGCTGGTCCCAGACGCTGTTCCCGGTAGTTGAGTTTACTGCTGCCTGCTTTCCGCGCCTCGTGTCAACAGTGACTACCTGCCCTGCCGGAATTGCGGTATTCATCGACCATTTAAGGCCGGTAGTGTTGTTCGTCATCGTCGGCGTGCCAGGACCGGTAATTACCCAGACCGGGTAGGCATTCGCGGTAGCCGGATTGTTAATAGTAGTGGAGCCGAATACCGTTGAGCCAGCGAGCGTAATTGGTAGCAGTGGGAGAATTCCCGTTGCGTAATTTAGGTTGAATACAAGCTGCTGCGGGGTTAGGTCATACCAGTACGGGTCAGGCGTGGAAAGCGAGAGCGAATATATCAGCGTATTGTTTAGGCCGACTTCCGGAGTATCGAGCCCGGAAGTTGTGTAGACTGAAATCTGGCGCGAGGCTCCGTTAGGCCGCTGGATTATGAGCGTGCCTGGAGCGGGAAGGCCGGAACGGTGCGTGTAGAAAGCACGGACGATATAGTCAAGCGTGGTGTAGTAGTCATTCTCAAGGTGGGAAGATTCCGGCCGCGTGACAAGAATAGCGAGGCCGATAGTACCAGGAGCAGGATTGTAGATGTTAGGAATGGCCGTGCCGTCCAGTAGCGGATACGTTTGCATGGAAACTGGGAATCCGTCGATGCCGGATATGGCCGCGCAGCAGAATCCGTTAGACAAATCGAGATCGGAAAGGTTCCAGTTGACTCCGTCTGGATCAATATAGGAAATCTGGAGTGGTGTCGGTGGTGCGAATGGAGTAGACATTAAGACCTCCTGCCCTGACGGCCTAGGGCTCCGGACGTAAGCGACATAGCCTGGAAGGCCGTCCGGACGTGCGACTCTATAGCGGCTCCGGTTAGGCCGTCGAAGTGGGCGTGATACTGCGTGCCGCCTATCTGGTGCCCGTGAAGCTGGTCCTGCGTAACGACTAGCTCTGGCTTACCGGAGAGGTTCCAGCCGAATGTCCCGGACGGCCACCAGCCTCCGGTATCGTAACCGTGGCCGGAGCCCATTCCCATTCCGCCACTCATAAGCGTAGGCCCATAACGGTGGAGTGCGTAATTGATAGCAGCTGCGACATTCGCGAGCGGGTCATAGATATTGAGGGATGTTCCCGGAACGTGGAAGGCGCTAAAGGTTCCGCCAATTACCTGGAGAAGACCTCGCGACGGATCACCGTGCTGCGCGTTAATGTCCCAGTTGTTAATCGCATTCGGGTTGCCGCCGCTCTCCGTCTGCATCTGATAGAGCACACGGCCGGCCAGGTTAAGCGGAAGGCCAAGCATAGCAAGCGCCTGGGAGACTACTCCGGCCCATCTTTGAACTCCGGAGCCTCCACCACCGCCAAATAGATGGGCGAAGAATCCACCAATGGACTTTACGGCTCCGAATAGCCTGCCGGGAATCTTCGCGAGGTCAATTAGATGCTTAGTCAGGATATTGTTAAAGATTCCACGGCCAGCCGTAGTGGTAAACCAGTTCTCGATGTTCCCTGCGGCGGTAGTAATTACATTCTTGACATCGACAAATCCGCCCAGGAGTCCTAGCCGGAGGCCGGCCATAATTGCACGACCTGCGGGCTGGAGTAGGGTGAGGTCACGGTTAAGTGGGCCCTTATGAGCCTTAATCCATCCAGCGAGCCCGGAGATCCATCCGGTGACCTTGCGCCACACAAATGTCATTCCATCCCACAGGCCCTGGACTATCGCCTTACCGGAATTAACAAGCCAGGTTCCGGCACCTGAGAAGAAATTGCCAAGCCATCCCTTGAATCCGGTATAGAGGTTCTTAACATCCTGAATTCCGCGAGCTACGCGGCCAATCGTATTGTTCCAGATCATATCCCAGTAATGGGCGATGTCGTGGCGGATGCCGTCGTAAATGGAGGCGATATCATGCCGGTAGTCCTGGAATAGCGCGTGTACTCCGTGGGCCATCCGCTTTACGCGGCCTATTGTGTCCTGATAGATAATGTCCCAGATATGCGCTATCTCGTGCCGGATGCTATCATAGATGTTTGATATGTCGTGCCGTATCTCGTCAAAGTAAGCGTGAATGCCGTGAGCTATCCGCTTAATCCGGCCGATAGTATCCTCATAGATAATGTCCCAGATATGGGCTACCTCGTGCCGTACTCCGTCAAAGATAACCGCGATATGGTGGAGCGTAGGCGGCAGGTGAACTTCAATCCAGGTCGCGAGATTAGTCAGCCAGGCAATTGCGTTGATAGCGAAGATAACAATCTGAAACAGGAAATTCAGGAAGTCGGCAAAGGCTTTCGGATTTTTCTTGACAGCATCAGCCATTCTCGATATGGCCTGCGCGAGCGAATCGGCTATCCCAGGTATGTCGGGTGTGAATGCGTCCAGGATAGCTCCGAATGCCTTCGCAACATCTTGCATCGCCTTAACTACAGCTGGCCTTGTAAATGCGCTGATAACCGCATCAGCGAATGCCTTAAATGGCCCGGCAATCAGCTTCATGATTCCGATGAATACCGGAGTCAGATGGTTGACTACCTTCCCTACCAGATCGAGTATGTGGAAGACTACCGGGGCGAATGCCACGCCTATCTGCCAGAGGTCTTTCTTTGCATCCTCTTTCAGCTTACCAAACTTGTCCTGGATTCCCTTCACCTGTGCGGCCGCGAGGATTCCAACACCGACGAATGCGCCGCCAAGCGCAGCGACTACGGCTCCGGCTGCGGCCTGGGCGATAAACGGGAGAGCGACGATACCGGCTCCGATAGCGGCTACCCAGCCCCATGGTCCGATGCCGCTAGCTGCCGCTCCTGCGCCGCTCGCGGCCTGTCCTGCGCCGGCCACCGGTGGAGCGGCTCCGGCTCCAGCGCCCATTCCCGGAACAAAGCCAGCAACGGTGCCGAGAATTCCGCGCTTCCGGCCGTACGTGCCTCCGGTCGATTCGATGTCCTTCCGGAGTAGCGCAAGCTGCGCTCTCGCTTCTGCGGTATTGAACTTGATATCAATACCGTCTGCCTTCCTCGCGACCTTCGCTAGCTCTGCGTCAATCTTGGCTAGCTCGCGCGTTGCCTTGTCACCGTCAATGACTTTCTCTTTGGATATCTCCTCAATCTTGGCGCGCAGCTCCGCGAGCTTACGCTCAGCCGGAGTCATATCGCCATCGACTTTTGCCTTGGGGAGAGCTTCCAGGGCTGCCTTTAGGCGCTTCCTGAATTTCTCATCGAAAGCTCCGGCGCTATCGGTTCCAGCCTTTCCCATCTGGTCGGTGATTTTCTTACCCATTTCCTTTCCGACTTCATCACCGACCACTCCGGAGGAAGGAACAAGCTGCTGCCTGAGTTTCTGGTTCCAGCCGCGAGCGTCCGGGACAACGCCGACAGCGACGGAGCCGACGAATATTTCTGTCATCTCGCGCCTCCGGTCAGCCGGTCAAGCATGTCCTGAACCTGGTCGTCTGGAATTCCGCGCAGCCGTGGATCGATCTTCCTTGCGTCTTCAATAGGCATTGTCCTGCGGGTTACCGGCTTGATGCCTGGGCGCGGAATCGGCTGTGGCCGGCGTACAGTCCTTTCAGAATGCGCGCTCGCGTACATCCACTGGGAATTCCGGATCTCATCGATTGCGGTAGCCACGAGGTTTTCCAGGTTACTCCAATTTCCCTTTGTGGGGTCGGTAGCATTGCGCGCCAGTACTTGATCCGGCGTGTCATTCCGGATTGCTGTAATCAACGCGGCCTCCGGAGGAAGATGGTCGATTAGAACCAGGAGCCTGCGCCACGTTAGGCCGGAGCCTGGCACGAACAATGTCGCCAGGTTTAGGCCATAATAGCGCTGTAGGTCTGCTTCTAGCGTCTCCGCGTGTTCCTGGATGACCCAGAGCGCCTTCTGGATTTTCCCATCGACATTCTCGCCTGCCTGCCGCACTCATCGAATACGGCCTCAATCTGGTAGTTCGCGAGATCTGCGTCCACCCAGATTGCGAATTCCGCATCGCTCTCGATAACGGCTCGTGCCCACGTGTCCCAGTCGCCGGAGGAAGCCGCTCGCATAGCGCTTGTCGGCCAGTCGCCGGCATGGGCGATGTGGATGACCTTCCCGTCAAGGCGTACGGTAGTCGATTCGCCTACGGCCTCGCGGCGTAGCGTTTCAGAAATCAGGTCAAGGTCAACATCGACCTCTACCTCAGCATCATCGTCATCCGGCTCTACCGGCCGGAGAGGTTCTGTCGGCATCTCGGCTCCGTCACGTGAAGTAGGCCGTCATGGACTTGCCGTAGTTGACAGTCCGCTGGAGCACGGCCGTTGTCACCGCACCGATCGTTCCGGGATAGCAGGTAATCGTCATGTCGGTCATGACGATGTCGCCCTGCTGCGCCTGGTCGTTTCCGCGAGCCGTGATCTTCCCGTTTGGCGCATACAGGCGCTGCTGCTTTGCGCCGTCGATGGAGTCGAAAATGAAGCTGTACCGGTTATCGCCCGGTGGGTCTGGGATGAGGTAGGTGACGGTGTTCGCCGGTAGCGCCGGAGGCGATGGCGCGGCCGGAGGCTTGAGAGGCGAGGTCGCCACCGGGAATACCGGAACCTCATCGTAGAGTGAACGGACGTACGGGTTGAGGGCCTCCAGGAATACGGCCTGGACGCTCTTGGAGCCACCGGTGAGAATCGAGCGGACTGGCGTCAGGACTCCGGCACCGGGAATGTCCTTGATGGTCTCGTCCAGCTTGAAGATGTAGCCGGAGGTATCGACCCAGCCGCAGCACTTGTATATGCCGGAGCCGAGAGTGGTTGGGTCCTCAATCCCCAGCGGAGGATTGGCGTTGTTGGGCTGGCCGACCCAGACCACGACGTCACCGGCCGCGTAGAGCAGGGAGTTGTCCTTGAAGGTGCCGGTCGCCGGAGCGAGGCTGTACTGCGATGGGATGTCGTACTGGGCGATTTCCTCTAGTTTTTCCTCGCGAGTTGGCATGTCTGCCTTTCCTTTCAGGGGTGAACGTGAAGTTCATATGTTGCGCTAAAGCGCACGAATGCTGGGTTAGCCTCCGGAAGTTGTCTAGGGCCTGCTACGGTCGATGCGTGCTGAACTACTCCATTCGTATACACGGCTCCCATTAGGGATAGAAGGAAAGCCTGAATTGATCTTGCGGCAGAGGAAACATTCCCTGTCTGGGCTTTTGGCCCGAATACATCCACATCTACAATCGGGTCGTCCATTCCTATATGACGACCGGCACCACTAATACGGTGTATCCTGGCGGTAATCTCGGTTGGGTCACCAGCAGGCAGAATTGTTACGAAACGATAGCTAGGGAATTGCGGCACGAGCGCATACATGAGTAGTGTCTCGATATCCGGAAGCACAGGGAATGGAACAAGAGCCATGACGTCACAACCTCTGGAAAGCGGCGCGAGCTAGCGTGTGTTCCGGCTCACGGCCCCAGTGACCGAATTCCACAAATCCTGCCTCCGGCGCATCGTTATAGACAATCGCCTCAGCGCGGTCGTGCGTAGCGCCTCCGTGCGTTCTAGTCTTGATCCCAAAGCTTGCCTTGTATCGTCCGGGGTGGTCGCTCTTCTCATCAACAGGCGCATCTGCGAAAGCGCGAGCCCGGATAAGCTCAGCCCGGAGGTTAACCGTCCGCTGGATAAAGTCCGACCGCAACATTTCGCCTACGCCACGGTGGTCTGGGCGAAAATCTACATTCGTCATACCGACACCCCAGTAATCCTTGTGGCCCTGATCTGAATCGGAGACGTATGGCCGGAGAATGGCGACTGCCACATTTGCGGATTTCCCTGAACCTCATACCTGAGGCCATTCCACTGAATTGCGTAAATGGCTTGCAGATCCGTGCCGTAGGGTAGGAAGACAGTAATGTCGTCGCTAACCTGATCTGTAAACTGAACCGTCTCTACGGAGCCGGAGCTTTGGACTACGCAAGGCGTAACATCAAAAGTCGTTTCTGTGTATGTGTCATTCCCAAGGCTGTCCTGGCCGGATACGGTGCGCTTAACTACCGTCACCGTCTGGCCGTATGGGAATGACATCCTTTGCTCCGTCCGGTAGCTCGATTGTGGTGCTGACCGGATAGCGCTCGCTACCCACAGTCACCACGCCGGTAATCGTTACGGTCACGGTACAACGGCCGTAAATACGGCCGGATTCCCTGTCGAGACGAATGAGAGGCCGGAGCAGAGCGGAACATCATACGTAACGCTTGCGGCCGGAGTACCCGGCAGGGTAATGGTGGTGCTGACGTCCTGCGGGATTCCTCCCACAACTACGCGGCCGGTAATCGTTGCGCCTTGCGGATCGATAGGGTCATTACCGTCAATGGTGTACGTCACGGTAATCGTCTGCCCGTGCTGCGGCAGCGGGTCATCGACGTTGATATCACAGCTTACTGGCATTAGAGCCTCGCCTTGATAGTTCCCTGGCTCTGGCGGTAGTCCGCGAGAGTAGTCTTCATTCCTGCGTCGGTCAGGGCAGCAGACAGCCCAGCGCCAGACGTACGGCGCATGGAGTACGAGTACGCGCCTATCGACTCGCTAGCGAGCGTGGCGGACATAGTAGGCGTACTAAGCTCCGAGATGATAGCAGTACACAGCACGGCCATAACGTCGCCTGGAGTCTGCGGATAACCGTGATCGCCTACCACCCTGAAGGTGCTCGCCCACCAGAATTCCTCTGTGTACCAAATTTCCGGAAGGTTAATGATTCCGGAGTAGGCCGGAGCGAGTAGCGCAATCTCAGAGATCTGATCGAATACAAACCAGGTGACGGGAAGGTCTGGCACGCCGGCCATCCCGGATAGAGCTGTGACGGAGGTGATTGCCTGGATTGGTTTCCAGGCTTCCATGTTGATTATCCCACCGTCGCTGGGAACCGTAATCGTGTCACCCGTGTATGGGATGAAATCCTCGCGGCAGTATCGCCGGATAATCGCGGAGCCGTCCGCGAGTAGGGCATCAACCCGTGCGGATTCCACCTGATTCAGGCTGCGGCCTAGCCTCGCGACGATGTCACTTTCAGTCGCGAGACTAGGCAGCGATGGGGTTGTCACGATTACTCAGAGCGCTTCCGCGCCGGTTCCTTGTCCTGGCCTTCCTCTGCCGCCACTCGCGCTCCGCGACGGCTCGTGCCGGAGGTGACGGCTGCGCGCCGTTCCTTGGCTTGCTCCTGCTCGAATTCGTGCTGGGCTGTGAGCGCTTCCTCATCCTCCACGAGCTGGCCATCCACGGAACGGGTACCGGCCGGATACGTAGAGATGACGGAGATTGCGCCGCCAGCCGGAGCGGCCGTGCCGACGCCAAGAATTGCGCCGAAAGGCCAGCGCGCGGTAATGGCGGTGCCGGGCTGCATGATGGTTACGGGGTTGACGGTGGCGTAGGCGAGGCGCATCGTCATACGCATCGCCACGGAGTCCTGCTGCATGAGGTTCAGGATGACCTTGCCGGTATCGTCGGAAATGACACCCTCTGTAAACATCTTGAAGGAAATGTCATTCCGGATACCGATGATCGCCTTGGAGAAGTCACCGCCCAGGAGTAGGGCTCCGGTAGTCGGCATGACCCAGGAACCGTTCTGGACTTCCGACAGCGGATAGCCGTAGAGACCACGGCCGGTAGGCGAGCCCGTCATGTCAGGCTGATAGATAGGCACGCCCTGCGCGGAGCGGAGGCCGGTGAGCTTCCAGGACATTCCCGGCATCGCCGCGAATCCGTTGAGTGTGTAGCCGCTCTGAGCCATCTGGACGCCCAGGGTGGAAACGTCCACGCCCAGGTCGGTGCCGGTTCCCTCAATGGCCCAGTGGCCGGATTTGGTTGCGCCGACGAAAACCGACTCACCCCAGGTGGCCGGCTTGTTGACGCCCCAGAGCACAGCCGAGTCGATCAGCGCGCCTACGGCCTCCGTAATGCGCGGCTGAACCTGCGACCAGAGCGGAACGTCTGCGTCATCAAGGTACGCTTCCGGAATCGGCACAATACAGGCCAATTCCTCAACGACCATGATGACGTTCTTCCACTGCTGCTGCGCAGTCTGCTTCATGCCGGTGTCCCCACCGACCCAGTAGGCCACGGGGAGGACATCGAGCACGGGCATGCGCTGCGTCTTGGAGGAGAGCGTTGTGGTATTCATGAGGCTGAGAGCGGCGCTCGCTTTCGGAGCCTCCTGGATGATGTCCGCAGCGAGCGGCTGCGGCACGAGTGGGTCTGGTGTTCCGGCTGACCGGAAGATACCAGTGTTGTAGGTTGTCATGCCGGAACGGCCTCTCTGCGCGCGCTCCGGTAAGGTCGCGCGCTATTGTCCTGTGACGAGACGCCTGAACCATTCCTCACGGGATACCGGCGCTGCGCCGGTAGCTGGAGCTGATCCTGGGCGTAGCGATTCGAGCGGACGGCCGGTGCCTAGTCCGTTCGTGTTGATGCCGTTCCGGCTGAGAATCTGCTCGGCTAGCTCCTGGGCTGTCGCCTGGATAACCTGGGAGAATAGCTCCGCGCGCTCATTGATCTCATCTTCCGTTCCGGAGCCGAGATGATCAATGAGTTCTGGAGGCAGGGAATGCGCGGCCGCAGCCATTACGCGGAAATGGAGATTTTCCGCTGTAGCTGCCCGTTCCTCTGCCTCGCGCTGGGCGGTCTGGGCTCTCTCTAGCTCAGACATCCCAGCTTGCTTAATTTGCTTTAGTTCCGCCGCAGCCGCCGCATTCGCCTTGGAGCGGCTTTCGTGCTGCCGGGACATTTTCTTCCAGTGCGCTATCTCGCGCTGGAGAGCCTCTGGGTCATTCTCCGCCATTCCGGCGAGTAGTCCTTCAGCCTCAAAGTCTTCCGCATCCTCACCCGTTCCGGGCTCGACAACATCCGTCCCTGTGTCAGTGACGTCAATGGTGTCTTCTGCGGCGCTCTCACTCATACGGCCTCCCACGCGATGCGCAGCGTATAGGCCGGATAATACGCCTATTCCGGCCATAAAGGAAGATCCGTTTTAATGCGCAGCTTTCTTAGCGGAAGCTGCTGCCTGTTCCACTCCCGGAGCGTGACCGGGCCAGCCTCCGGTAGCGCGGTGGTGAAGGTTTGCGCAGAGTCCCTTCACCGTTCCGGGGCCAACGTATTTGGATAGCTCCGTTACGCACCGGTCAAAGTCTCCGGGCACGCCCCAGTTGATTTTCGCGGCTCCGGCTCCGTGTGCCCAGTAGCGCATAAGGCGCTCCGTCGATGCTACATCCTTTGGCGATGCTTCCCTACCGGCTACCATCGTCCTACCTCCGTTGAAACTGTTCCTGCACGGGCATCAGCCAGCCCTAGGCGAGCGCGAGCGGATATCCGCGTACGAGCGGACGGCTCCGGGCTCTCCGTCGCTCTCCTGCCCTGGCCAGTCATCACTAAATCCTCATCGTCTCCGTTATCCGCAAGAGCCTTACCGGCCGTCCGTAGCCTAGGGCTGCGCACTCGCGGCAGATCGCTCCGCCATATGCCGTCATAGACGCATGTATGGGGCAGAGCCAGACCTCTCGCATATGACCGGCTACTCCACAGAATCGTACATACCGGGCACAGGGCCTCGCCCCACAGGTATGGCCTGGACGGTCGATGGCCGTGCATGGCTCTGCCCTTTCATCGTCAACGGTCACGACGGCCGGAGCGAGTGTGAGAATTAGACCTGGCATATGAATCCCACTCCTGCCGCGCCGGTTCCTGCGTTACATTGAAGCGAATCGCCTATGGCCGGAGTCCGCGCCGTGCCGAGAATGTAGCTTGCTATCGGATGGGCAGCGCCTCCGCTAGCGACGTCACAGGCAATTCCCCAGAAGCAGGTTCCCGGAGCGCTGGTGAATGGCCCAAAGGTAATCACCGGAGTATTCCAGCTACGGCTAGGGCTCGCGGCGGTGGCGGCTGTCGGGTTGAGATTCTGGCGAGCATAGCCACTCGCGGTTGGATACTCGTTTATGGTGGAACCAGACATAGCCGTCTCTGCGCTGCTAAGCGAGCCGATGGCAGTTCCGCTGAGCGCGAGGTAGGTTGGAGCCGGAACAGGGCTCTGAGCGATTAGGAATACCGCATTGAGAGCCATTTGCTCCGCGTACTGGAATAGTGCGCCTTGTGAGAGTAGCGGCATAATGGCGTCACCAGATCGAATGAGCTATTCCAGGTGCCTGGGTGAATTGTCGTGATGCGGGAATTCCCCGCTCCATCGGTCCATTCGATCATGGGCCATTGTGAGTCGATATCCCAGCCGCAGTAAATTACCGTCATTCCTGGCATGAGGTCAAGGTCAGCCATGTCGGAGACTAGCGCCGTGCCGCGAGCGGCCTCGCCCATTCCCTTTAGCTGGCCTGGTGGTGGGTTGTACTCGTATTTGTCGCCTACGTTTCCCTGGCCTGGTGGCTGTGGTGGCATTACGGATCACCTCCGGTAGCTATTCTACGCCCCACCGGATTTGAGCGTGCCGTCCGAATTCCAGTTGTCCGGGATATCGGCCGACCATCCTTTACTGGCGGCCACTCTCATGATGTAGCGGCGTACCTTCGCCCGTTCCTCCGGCGTGTTAGGCCGCGCACGGCCGACTGCCTGGATGGCAGCCTGTAGCGTATTCGGTCCTGGGCCTCGTGCCTTAATGGGAAAGCGCGGGCTGTCGGACTGATTCTTGGTGGATGGCGGCATGGCCTGGCCTTTGGCCTGGAGATTCTCCCGCATTTTCTGATCTGACTGAGCCACCTTGTGCCTCCCAATGTTTGTTCCATGCTGCTATCGCGGCTTTACCGCGAGTGCCCTTAGTTGCTGTCGCCCATTGATCCTGTATTCCCTTGTTAACCGATTCCTGGCCGTCGAATACTGCGCGAGCAACACAATGGCAGTGGTCGTGCGCCCGGAAGTCAACGGTGCTTTCTTTGTAGACCGCGCCACGGCCGGCCAGCATAGCGCAGAAGCCGCAGGCTCCGGGCTCGATGACCCGTTCCCAGCCCTGGGCCCTTGGATCGTTCTGTGCCGCTTTGGTAACGGTATCACGGCCACCGCTCATGATTAGCCGTACTCCGGTTCCACGGAGGCCGTCTCTAGCCATGTTCGATGCGACTATGGGATCAGGGTTGTCCTTCAGGTAATGGAAGAACATTCCCGCGCCCATCGTGTTAGTCTCTTTGTCGAGATAAGCTGGATCGAGAGTTACGCCAGGAACAGGGAAATGCGCGTATCCCGCAAAAACTCGAGAATTTGCGTAATACTCGGCGGCATTCGCAGCAGTCATCTTGTGGTGCGTATCGATTATGCCGTTGACTACCGGATTGTAATTCTTCCAGGTATCCGCGAAGTGCGTAGGATCAATCATCCGCATCCAGAGGTTTTGAATAGCGATAGCCGCGCGCTGAGCTATGCTTTGTTGCGTATTCCGGTAATGCGCGAGCAGGAGCTGGCCTCCCACGGCTCGCGGAACCGGTAGGCCTGGGACTGGCGTCTGCGGAGTTGTCATGTTGCCTGGACTCCGGTCTGGCCTGCGCCTGCGCCTGCGCCTCCTGGGCCGGTTCCGGCCGGAGGTAGCGCCGGAACGCCACCGGCCATCTGCGGGCCTGGAGCTGTAGGCTGGCCCGGAGCGGCTCCAGGAGCCCCACCCTGGGCTCCGGCGATTATCGACTGGACTAGCGCCTGCGCTTCCTCGCGCTGCTTGGCTAGCTGCCAGGACGCAACGTCATCGGCCGTTGCTCCGGGAATGTAGCGCCATAGTTCCTCAGCAGGTACACCAAGCATCTGTGCGGCCTTGGTAAGTCCGTCAATTGTTGCGCCGAAAGCGCGAGCGCTCGTGTTACGCCACATGACGTTGCCGTAGATATCTTTCCAGCCTTCCTTGTTTCCGGCCGCGAGAGCGGCCAGCCGGAACTGGTTACGCCATGGGTCGGTAAGCACGCCTTGTAGCTCGCCTATCTTTCGGTCGAATCCGTCTCGTGCTGCGGCGAGCGCTTCCGCACTCATGTTCGCGACCTGGCCCAGAAGGTGATACGGAGGAACCTGGGTAATTGTCGACATATGCCGGATACCGTCCTCACGTACTCCGGAATACGGCTGTAGTGCGGTCTCACCGAATTCACCGAAATGCGTTGCGGCATCCTCACTGGCCCATACCCGGTCCACGCCTGGGCGGAATGGAGCGGCCTCGCGTCCTGACTCATCGACCGGAGCCATTCCCGTTACCCAGCGCTGCCGGAATGCGGCGAACTGGGTAGAGATCATGAGGTTAAAGGTATCGAAATTGATCTGGTCCTGGATTGGCATAATCGGCTCTACCTCGCCGGAGCAGTCTGACTCACCATCCAGGTCTGTCTCGAATAGGAACCGGACTACAGGACACACACCAAGGCCATGGCTGGCTATCGGAGACTGGCCGTTGAGTAGCGGGTCACCGGGCTCCGCGAGCCGGAGAGTGATGTTGCTCGTATTCCGGCCTGGGTCGCCAGCGAGAATGTAGCGCTTGTCCTCATCGTAAACCGAGACTAGCATACGTGCGTTGCCGTTAGGCAGGTTTACGGTCTTGGCCTCCACTGCGAACTGCGCCCATTCGTCATCAACGTCATCCGCGTAGAATGCCGTCATACGTCGTGGGCTTACCGGCCGGATAACCGGAACGTCCGCGCTCTGCTCTTCATCACGGGAAAGCGAGCCCGGAAGCACGACCGCATAAGCGGAGCCGTACTTGATAACAGATCGGTGAATTCCATGCTGCCGTGATATCATCCGGTTAGCACGGAAGGCTTCCCACTCGGGTGGTTCCTTCTGTGGGGCTGATGCGTCGGTAGCGGTCTGACCGGAAGGCTTGTAATCGTCCACAATAAGGTTCTGGGAGACTACCGAGACAACCAGCGGCAGGAAGTTCCGGCGAGCTTTCTTTGCGATCCACCGGTATTCAGCATTCACACCCTTAGGCGTGTACGGAGGTTCCTGCTTTCCGCGTACATAGTCTGCTATCCTTGTAAGCCTCGCCTGCTCCGGCTGCCGGAGGATCAGCGCCTGAGTAGCAGTTCGCTCGATATTTCCCTGATCTAGCAGCATTTAGCTAAAGCTCCAGACACGCCCACCGCGCTTAGATGCCGATTCCTTGCGTTCCTTGAATTTCTTGCTCGCGAGCACTAGCCGTCTTGCATGCCGCGCCATAATCATAGCGACGCAGGCGTCAATCTTGTTCGGAGACTTGGGGGATTCCTTGCCTATCGAGATACCCCAGCGATTCGGCCTGCGCCTCGCGTTTGTTACGTGCCGTCCTAGTGCCGAGTCACCGTCATGATAGAAAGCATGGGTGCCGCTCCGCTCGCTCGTGTCTATCTCGCTCAGGACCATTTCACAGGCCTGGGTAAATTCTCCTACGTGGGAGCGCATATCCCAGGCGACTGGCTGTGGATCGCGGCCTCCGGGAACAGCCCAGACGTCAAGCTCATAATCGTCCGTGAATAGGTCACGCCAGGTTATCTTGGTAGCATCTTCCCATTCCTTTACGTCCGCGAAGAAAGCGCACACATGCCAGCGTTCCTTGGCCTGACGGATAGCATTATGGACCTCATCGCGGGGAATGTAGCGTGTTCCGTGCGGCTCCCAGATTCCTAGCGTGAATGTGAATCCAGTTTCTATGTGGCAGCCCATGAGAGCGGTCGCATCCTCTACACGGCTACCGTCGAAACCAAGTACGATATCATCGCCATCGTCAATCCGGAATTCAGGATCAGATAGCCTTGCCCATTTCTGCTGCGTAGTCCAGGCATCTTCCGGGCTCTCCGGCCAGTTCAGGTAAAAGCGCTTGGATACGTCAAGTGGAGTCTTTGGGCTGAGAATACGGCTGTCAACAATGTCCTCAATAGGCACCCAGTAGGCATCGCCATAGGCGAATTCGACGGCCTTACGGATGGAAGCTGGATCCTCCCAGTCTACCTCGGGTGGCGCCATCCGCGAGTCGTAAAGAATTTTCCCCTTGCCTTTCAGTCGGCCTTCCTCCTGCGCGACCCACGCACCAAATGTATTCTCGGCTACGGATTCCTGGCCGGGCATCCACGCATTGCTGGTCTCGATTATCCGCGAGCCCGACTTGCCCACGTTCCGGTCCATGACTTCCGCGAGGTCTACACCGCCATTGTTAGGCAGGAAGCTCTCTGTCTGGTCCAGGATTGCGAATGTCGTCAGCGCGCCTTCCTCCGTAGTTGGCGAGCTGGTAATTACCATTAGCTGGCCGCCACCAGGAACGTGGAAGATTGTCTTGCCAGCCTCCACATCGTAATCGCGAAGTATCCGGCTGTTCTTAGGCAGGAGCGCGCGGACCATTCGCATGGTATTGATATTGGCCTGGTCGTGGGAAGTCGCGCCAATCTGGACTAGCGGCATAGAGACGCGACGGCCGATACAACCACCGGGCGCATTCCTGTCAAAGCTTTTCAATCGTACCGGCGCGAGCAATTCGATCATAGCCAGGACGGCTGCGAATGGCGACTTACCGGCACCTTTTGGATAGCGACGTACTCCGTGATAGAACAGCCAGCGGCCTTGCTCGTTAAGGCTGTACCACCAGAGGATAAACCTGACTTGGCTCTCGATAAACTCCCAGCGCTGGCCGGCGTTAGGGCCATCCGGCTGCTTCAGGTATTTTGTGGCCCAGCGGATTCCCTCCCACCCCAGGGTGAGTTCAGGAATTCCGTCAGGAATAGTGACAAGCCTATCCCTGGGTGCGACCAGTTCCACACGGCCTCCGGCGAGCGTTTGCGATCTTGGCTAGGTTCTGCGTTGTCTGCTGTTCTAGGTCGTCATCCTCCAGGCCTTCCCATGTGGAATCGCTGAGCGGCTCGCCTGCCTGCTCCGGCTCTCCGTCGATTACCAGCTTTGGCGTACCCGGAGCTGTTCTGCTAGTCATTTGTTCCTCGCATTCCTCGCAGTTCTCTGCAAGTCGGTTATGTTCTGGTGATGCTGGTCTATCTGCCGTGCTTGTTCGGCGGAAATTCCGCGTACTGAACCGGCTTTCCTGATACGGTCAAGTGCAGTCTGGTGATCGCCGGATTCATAAGCTTTTGCCGCAGCACGGAGATGGGTAGCCGCTTGGGTTATCCTTTGATATGAAACATCTTTCTGCCTGGCATCTATGCTGTCGGCTGTTCTCCGGAGTCCTGCGGCAATATCAGGCGCACCGACTTTTGTGATCTCTGTGGCTTTCGTGATCTCCGGCTTCCTAGCGGCGCTCTGCCGGAGGATCTCATCCATTGCCTGCTGCCTGGTAATGTGGCCCGCATCAAGCTGGCGCTGAATTGCCTCAGCGGACATTCCCTTGATGTCCTGCTTCTGGACTCCGGCCTTTGGATGCGCGCCACCGGGCAACGGAATTGGCGAATGGCCTTCCTGGTGATGTTCTTTCCGGAAAACCGCGACGGCTGCTTCTGCGGAATTCGAGTAATGCTGAGTTTTGCCCGGCATTGTGACACGAATTCCTGCTGGGGTGTTCCGCACCATAATGCCGTTGACGCCACGGCCGGTTCCGTGTGGGCTGTGCGCGATCTCATCGATTGTGGCGTGCATATCCTCAATCGACTTGCCGCGCCTCGTGCCGCTCTCGCCTCCACCTACGGCGCGGCGCTGTTCTGCCTCTCGCGCCATTCGCTTGAGAGCTGCGCCACCCTTGGTCCATCGGCCGTGATATCCGCGTAGCTCGCGGGAAACGTCGTGCGCTACCATATCTGTTCCCTTCCTGGCGTTGCTTCTATTTTACGCCATCAGGGACTGGCGAGAATCACCGCCGCTACCGGAGGCGTGCCGGTGCCGAGTGAGACCACGTTCACACGTGCGTAGCGCTGCCGGTGGTCGCTCCGCGCGAATCCCCAGGGCTTGCCGCCAGACACGAGACACATCTGTGTGTAGGTGGTGTTGTCCGGACTCGTTTCGAGAGCGACGGAGGCGTCTGCTGCGTTGGAGAGAATCTTGATAGTGAACCGGCCGAATGTGTTACCGGCTCCTGCGTCGAGTGGGCCGGCGACTGCGCCGGTAGCGGTTGCGGTGAATGATTTGCTTGCCATTGTTTTCTCCTATGCGTAACTAGCCGTGGCTGTTACATTTCCGGAAGCGATCTTCAGGACGTTCGCCCGGACATACTGAACTACGTGACCGGTATTCGAGCAGTAGCCATTACCGGTCACGACGCCTAGGCCAAAGAAATTGATGCCATCGACGGAGCCCTGGAGCGCTACCTGGCATTGTGGATCCACGGTTCCACCGAGAACCACCTGCATGGTAACGTTCCGGGCTTGCGCGGTAAGGTCAACAGCCGTTCCTGGGCCTGTGACGGTAACGGCCGACAGGAGAGCCTTACCTAGCGCGGTGAGCTGTTCTGGTGCGTCTTTGCTCCTGGGACGCCATTCATTGAAATCGTCGCCTATCATTATTTTCTCTCCTATGGGTGCGATAGGTAAGTCCGGAGGTTAGCCATTACGGCCTGGGATGGGGCTGCACGGGCACCAGACGGCGCAGGAACGGCGCTCGCGCTCCGTCCGGACGTTCCCGTGCCTGCTCTTGCGCCTAGCGCTACGGCTCGTGTATGGCCCGCAACGATTCTTGCTTTCTTCGCAGCTTCCTGGCGTTGTAGTGCTGCTTTCTTTGCTTGCGCTCTTTTTGCCGCTGCGGCCTTCCTGTTCTTGGCAGATTTCTTCGCATTAGCGGCTCTCTTTGCTGCGGCCTGTTCTCTCGCGAGGATTCGCTGCGCGAGCGCTAGCTGCTTTGCCTGGAACTTCTGCTGCGGCGTCATGTGCTTGTAGGCCGCTTGGGCGGCTGCCTGTGCGCGGAGCTGTGCCGCTGCTTGCGCTAGGACTTGTGGCGGAATCGGCTGTGGTTTAGGCCGTGCTGTTTTAGCTTGTGCGGTTTTTCCAGGAGCGGTTTTGCCCTGTCCGAACTGTCCGTGGAATCCGCGCGGCTGGGCTCCGGTCCATCCGGCCATAATTTCACCTGCCCGTAAACAATCAATTCCAGCAAGGCGAAAACTCCGGCGAAGATTGCGCCGAATAGCAGTAGAATCGGTACATCGTGAAAAAGGAAAATGCGGAAAATCTCCCACCCTGTGGGAATGGGCCGAATCTGGTTTTTGATTCGGCTGTTCCCGCTGGGCCGTGCCGCTGTGCGGCGCGTAGAAAGGAATTTAATCACGCACAATCCCCAGCCTTCCCTGCCATTCGATTACGGTTGCTTCGGCAGCATCCTCATCTACATCGGTTGTATCTGGATCAGAAAGCTCGATACGGCTACGCTTTCGGTCGGCTACGGTACAGCCAAGACGTTCGGTGATACGGACGAATGAGGCGTAAATCGCAGCGTTATAGGTCTTTAGGAAAATGTTGTATGCTTCGGCAGCGGAAACGGCTAGCGCCCAATCAGAAGCCTCATAGAAATCGGACTGCCCGGAAAGACGTAGCGAATTGTACCAGCTGCGTACGGTAGGCCGCCAATGTTCGGGTGCTTCCGGGATAGGAATTCCGTGGCGCTTGCTAGTTCCTCTCGCGACCTCTATGAAGCGTGGGTCATCGATAGCGGAGGTGGCCTTGCCACCCTCACGCTTACCGGGCTGTTTCCTATCGGGCATCGGTCAGGTCCACCAGCCGGCGATGTTAGTAAGCGCGAGCGTGATAACGATTAGGCAGGCGAGCGCTACTGCGCCTGCTACTGTTCTTGCGTCGATAACCATCGGTAGGTACTCCCGTCTGCTGAGGTACTACTCCCCTGTTAGGTACTACTCCGGTATAGCAAGGTACTCCCATTATCGGTGGTACTACTCCCATGGCCCTGTACCATCGGTAGGGCGCGAATGCTATGGTACCATATGTATCGGTGGTAGGAACTACTAGGCAGGCACTAATGCTATCCATCGGTACGGGATGGTCTGCTATCAAAAGGAATATCCTTGTCACAAAAAGGGATATCCTTTTAGCAAGGGAACTTCCCTGGGGACGGGGGTGCCTAAAGGGAATCTCTCTAATGTCTATGGCGCTTTGTATTCCATCGGTGCCGCAATAGGGAGTCTCCGTAACAATGCGCCGGAGGGGAGGGGAGGTACCCCACGGCACTCCCCAGGCCGAGACCTTGACGCATAGGCTCTGGTGGCCTGCACCCAAGGCTTGGCTTTCACTCTGGTAGGGCTCGAATGGCTTCATCTGGCCTCACCTGAGCCCTGGATGGCGCTCTGGAGGCCGGAATCGCAGCGAGCGCAGCCTGGCTAGCTCCGCGCGGCCTTGAGCCGCAGAGCGAGCCACGTGGTGTGGATGGCAGATGCCGCGTAGGCGAGCCGGATCATGGTCCCAGGCCTCGCCGGTGTGGTCGGCCTCAGTCGAGTCCTGCCCGCATGGGCCTACCTCGCCCGGAAGCGAGCCCCATCGGCAGACCGGATCACGCGCAAGAATGGCGTAGCGAATCGCCGGCCAGTCAGCCGGTAGCGGCTCTGACCTCCACGAGCTTGCGCTAGCCATCGCGGCTTCCTCCCTGGCGCTGATCAGGGGTGCGGGCCCAAATCCCCTGGTCAGAGCCGATTATACGCCAGGCCGCGCAGCCGACTTGGGCACCGGAGCCCAGCCCGGAGCCGGAGCCCGGAAAGTTTCCTTGAAAAGATGGCCGGAGACGTTCCGAAACCTAGGTTTCTAGGGTATATTTGTAGTCGTAAGGCGAGAGGCGAAGGAAGGCGTGAGATGGCTAGGGCTGGTGGCGACAAGCGCGGGAACTCAAAGGACCGCAGGGCCAGGAAGCTGTGGATGCTGAGTGAGGTTTCCGGTTTCGGTGGCGACGGCGTGAATGTTCCCTGCGTGTTCTGCGGGCTCGCGCTCTCGTACGAGACTGTTGAGGCTGACCGGAAGGACTGCGGCGGAAGCTACGCGCGGACCAACGTCCAGCCGGCCTGCCGCCCGTGTAACCTCGCCCGGAGTGACGACGCTAGCCTAACGACGTGTGAGGTTCTGGACCGCGTTGCCCGGACGTACGCGCGGACTGGCCGGCTTACTCCGGCGCTCGCGGTGGCGTAGGCTCGATAGCAAGGCTAACTGAAGAGAGACCAGGGCCCTGAGGTACTGGGATTGGGGTGCGGCTCCGGGAAACCGGAGCTAGCCAGGGTGGCGTCTGAGAGCGCGAGCTTCCGGCCTACTCCGTCCGCGTAAGGCAGCCGCTCCGGCTTGGCCGGTATAGAGCAGACCCATTCGGGCGAGCGCGGTTTCACCTCAGGGCTCCGGCCTCGCTTCAGCGAGGTAGCAGAGAAAGGCAAAATCAATGGTCTGGCTGATAAGCACGGCATGTCTCAGGGGTGAATGCGGGAAGTGCCGTGATCCGAAATGTAAGCACCACTGCCACTAGGAAGGCGAAAGTAGTAATGAACTATTTCCAGCGGCGTATCCGGCATGAGGTCGATGAGATCCTGTTCCCGTTCTATGTGATCGGGCTGTTGCTCTATGGGATCTTCTGGATCATCTTCGGCATCCCGTACCTGCTCTACAAGCTCACCCGCATGGCCTTCCGGGCCAGCGGCGTCAGTATCCGGTATGAGCGGAAGGAAAGCTGATATGTCTAGCAAATTCCTCGCTACGCGCGAGCTGCGGATGCTGCTCTCCACGACCGACTATCACGGCTTTGCCGTACGGCTCGTGTTCCCAGGTGACGGCACTCCGCTAGGCGCTGATTACCGGTACGTCAGCAAGGTCGATTTCCGCGAGGTGGACTGGGACGGCCACGAGGCGAGCGTGCTGGAGGCCAGGCCAGAGCCTAGCGACTCCGGCGCGAGGAATGCGACTACGGTCGCCATGTACCTGGAGCGGCTCCGCGATCAGGACGGCTACGTCCAGCTTTACCTCCGGGAAGCAGGGCACGCGATGTACTTTGCGGCGAGCCGAGACGTGATCGTCAACCGCGAGACGATGACAATCGATATACCGGCTGGAGACTACATTTCCGGCTAACCGGCGCGAGAGGCCGCTGTCCTACGCGAGAGGCAGCGGGCTCTCCGTACATTTATACATCTTCATATATTCCTTCAATTCTAACAAATCCTGGCGTTTCTGCGGCTGGTATTAGATAGCCATCCGTACTTACGATAAGCGCCGCCTTTGTTTCACAATCGAATGCAACAACTTTGTACCTGAATGTAAATTCATTAGACTTCAGGACCGCATATATTCCTTTTGGTGCCCTGATTATATACATTTTGGTTTGTCCTCTCATTCAGCCGGGTAGCCGGGTAGATTCTACCCGGCTGGCCGCGCTCTTTCGCCTATAATTATGATATTTTTATACCATTCACCAGGTATTATATGAAAGCGAGTGAAACCGCGCTCGCCTACCCGGCTGAATCCTACCCGGCTGAATCTACCCGGCTGATTCTACGGTATTGATGGCCCTTAACACCGTTCTGATTGGTGTAGCCTCGTGATTCTATCTTGCCTAGTTCGATGAGCGTATTCAGCACGCTTCGGAGGTGTTCCCGGTAGGCCTGATATACCCTTTTCCCGATTGCGTTGTATCCGGCCCATTCTCCGTCCGCGAGGATTTCCATGACCTTGATAGCGATCTTTGTGTTTACCTGCCTCTGCGCTGCGGTGTCTGCTACCTCGCGCCGGATTCCTTCCGCACGGCCTTTTGCTAGGTTATCTTCGTGCGCTTTCTGAGCGAGATGCTTTTGTATTTCTAGGCGAGTCCGCTTGCTGACGGTCATCACGAATGCAGATAGCTTCCAGTCGGCCTCGCGGATACGGTCCTGCCCGTCCAGGAGCGCAAGCCCTGCGGCCACCTTTAGCCGCGTATAGAGCGCGTGCGACTCCATATCGTCAGTCTCGCCTCGCAGCTCCCTGAGCCTCGCGGCGCGCATCTCAGCTGCGGCTCCGGCGAATACCTTCATGATGTGCGGTCCATCGGAATGGGCGAGACCTGGGATTAGTCCTGGAGGCTCCCACTCGACCACGGGTGGGTCGGCTAGCTCTCCGTCTGGTGCGTTTGGATCAGTAGCCGGAAGCCAGAGCCAGCGCTGGGCGAATCCTCCGTCGATATCGTTAAGGATTGCCTCGCCACGTCCGGGCTGGACTCCGGCGATTACCACTGACCGGTATTCGTGCTCCGGGATGATTACCCGCTTGGAGATATCCGCCCAACCAAAGCCTAGCGTCTCGCCGGAATAGAGCTTCCGCAGTTCCGGCGATATCGTAGCGCCGGAGCGCGCATTTATGGCAGAGAATGTATCGATTTCCGGGATGACTACAATTACTGAGTCGTACGTCCGGACTAGCGAAGTCTGCCCGGTTGTCTTGTCACGGTGATTGAATCCGAATGACTTGGCAAGTCCCTCACCGGAGCCTAGCGGGATTCGTGGGACTTCCTCCGTCCCAACGCGGTCCAGGAGTCCCTTTACACCAGTCCACTTAAATGCCGCTCGCGCTGTAGCCGTGGCAGCATTCTTTCCGGCTCCGGACTTACCGACTAGGGCAATTAGCATATTCAGCGTGCCGTTGCCTCCTGTTGTGGGCGGTAGCTGGAATGTCGGAGGTGTGCGGCAGATTGCGCCGGCCATCGCCTCACCTAGCACAGCCCACGGAGAGGCGAGGCGAGCGCGCGACCAGTCATAGATATGCCGGAGGATTGGCCGCGATTCCCAGAATGCGATTTCCTCTGGGTCGGCCTCATATACGCGATTCGGGATGACGTCATTTATGCCTTCAAGCTCATCCTCCGTGGCGTCCGGGATGATCCGGCCTTCCCGCGATAGCAGGCCGTTGATCCAGCGATCCGGATTGCCACCCTTGGCCGGATACCACGGGCCTTTGACAGGATCGTACATTGGTACTTTCGGCAGGAAGTTCCGGAGCGTGTCCTTGATCGCCTCGCGGCCTAGGCCGCGCATCTCCCACTCCTGGACAAGCAGGAGCAGGGCTCCGCGCTGCTCGCCTACCTCTGCGGCTAGAACGTCGCCCATCAGTTCTTCTGGGCTCCTGCGGCCTCTCCGGCGCGAGCCGGAGCCGTTCTGGCTGGGGATGGCCCAGGGCAGCTCCCCAAAGGCGAGCGACGGCCGGTGGTACCACGGAGTGGACTGCCAGTGGACATCGGACACCCACCGGTACGGCCGGAGCGCGCCATCATCGTCATCCGCTTTCGATGGCCGGAGCGTAGGCGCGATAAACACAAATCCGCCACGGGCCTGTAGGTCGATTCCCTTCATGAGCTTGGTCTTGGCGACGTTCTGGGCCGTGATCCAGAAGTGGGCACCGCGCGACGGAGTAGCGGCCATGCCGAAAATGAGTGGTGGGTCTTCTGCGAGCCGCGCGAGCAAGAGCGGCCAGGAGTCGTCACCGCCATTCCGTGGGTCGATGTCGATGACATCAAATACGTGACCGGTAACGGCGCAGAGCCCCATGCCGGGCTCCCAGAGGTCTATGGCTTTATGGCTCGCTTCTCCGGCCTCTGTCTGCTGCCAGCGCTGGGCCAGACGGCCTTCCGGGTTGCCTTCAGCGTCAAGGCGGCAGCGGAATATGGGAACGCCCATAGCGGCCAGGTTATGGGCAGCAATTAGGTGG